CACAGCGTGAAATTTTCCCAGTCATCAGAATATCCGATGACCTTTTTGGCACCGATGTCGGTCAGCTTAATCGGTGTATTGACCAAGCTTGCATAGCCCCTGATGAGATTAACAGGAGCAGTACCGATAATCAGAGGCGCGTTTGTCGCTGTGGCTGCTGCGGATACTACAGAGTCGCTCTGCTCGGCGTAAGCGCCGTGAATATATCCATCTGCCATTATATTTTTTCCTCCTTACAGTAAATCTGAATAATCTTTGTTGTTACGAGCCGACGCTCCGTTCTCAAGTGTGAATGTCATCCAACCGTACCAAAACGGATATGCGTTTACTACCTCTTCTTCATTAAGCTTCCAAGGCCCAAACTCAATCGGCACGTCTTTTTTCACTCTCAATCCATCAATATATACGTCTGACTCTATTTTTGCTTTTGCGAAATCGATCCATCCCCAAAGGTCTCTGTATCCGTCATAGGTCTTTGAAAAATCAACGTTTCCGTCATCGCCTTTATAATATCCAGGACGCCATATCGAAAAATACATCTTAATATCAAGATCCTGAAGACCTGATACCATATTCTCGCGCCCTTTCATCAATTGGATACACACACCCGGCGCCTGCGCAATAGCGCCTTCAGGCAGAAACTCCGCCGTCGGATAGTACATCGGGAATGCGGTTGGTGTTATCCATTCTTGACCGGCCGACATTGTACTGCTTGGCTTGAGAAACGTCTTCGGATCACATACATTTTCCTGCACCCATTCTGTGAAGGAATCGATTAACTTGATAATTTGCATATTCCCCCTCCTAACTCATTTCTGGGAGAACTAAGTGTATCTCCGTGACCCCCATGTTTTCAATCCACGCCGTTACCGTCCTCATTTCGCCGTCAATATCTATCACCGAACCATATCCTCTATATGATAGTCCTGCCGCCTCAAGCTCTGCTGTTTTAGCAAAAATGTGCTGCTCACTGTCTCCTATGCTATAAGTCTCTCCTCCGGAAAGCTGCAGCATTGAATCGGAGTCTATTGAACACGCTATCGGTGCCCCCTCGATTTTGTGTTCTTCACAGAAATCATCTGTGTTAATAAACACTCCATCGATGTCGGATGTGATCATTTCTTTTAACTTCATTCCGGCTCAGCCGCACTGAGAACCGGAGGTTCTTCTTCTGCGACTTCCTCTTCTTCGGCTTCCGCCTCTTCAACACGAGCGATGAGATCAGCCTTGGTGCCACCTGCATTAAGCCCTAACTCCTTCGCCTTTTTTCTAAGGTCGTTGATACTAAGCTCTTCAGATTCAAGGGCGGCCGAAACAGCCGCCCCTTCTTCATTAACATACTCCGCAATGCCCAGATTAACGAGCCTTTCTTCTTCCTCGGCATCAGCCGAGAAGACATCGCCGTACGTGATAAGCTTAACCAGCTTCTTCGACTCGTCCGGACGGTGCCCATAATTACCATTTCCTGTAAATCTAATCATTGCTTACTCCCTTCTCTTATGAAACGACAGTAGCACTGATGGCACCGTTCTTAACGTTCGGCACAGCCAGCGGCTTGGATCTGTACTGGAATGACTTGTTATCGGTTCTCGGATCAGCTACAAAGTGCGGTACGCGCTTCTCAGCATAGTAGCTGTAATCGCTCTCGCCCATCTCGATCTGTGCGATTCCTGCATATGCCATACGGCCAATTCCCGGAGCCGTAACAACGATCTTGTCCGCCGGAATATACGGTGTTGCCACAGTGGATCCATCCGGAATATAAGTTCTCGTGTAGGAGAAGATGGTCATCTGATGGCCGTATACGTTGATTGTGCCGACCTGTGTAGCACCATTCGGCAGATCCACCGGCGAGATATCTCCGAGCTGCATGCGACGATTATCAAGGAGTGTCTGAATCTCATCATTGTTAATAAATGCATCAAGAGCATCTGCGCCCATGATTACATCAGTAGCTCCAATTCCGCGAGCGCTTAACGTATCTGCGATAGCCTTGATATCAGCAAGCGGAGAGCCACCTGTCGCATCCCACAGCGTAGCCGGTGTGTATGTTGCCGGGTTGGCATTCTCAGTGTAGAAAAGAATTTCCTTCTCTGTGTACTCAGATGATCCATATTTGTCGGCATACTGCTTCAATGTATAGCCATTGTTGACGAGCGTTTCTGCTGCCATATACTCCTCGCGATTGCAAATCAGCTTATCAAGATCTCTGATATCTTTCTGAATGTATGCTGCCTCACGCTCAAGCGGATTAATTCCGCTTGCAAGGTTCTCACCCGGGAGTCTCTTCAAAAGCTCTTCCGGTGTAAGAATTCGCTCAGGTGCTACAAACGGCGGCTCAAATTCATGAGTCTCATAGCCCGCACGATTTACCGGAATTGCTCCCTTGGACGGCAAAACTACCGGCGCGAGCTTATTATCATTCTCATCTACGTAGTCGATGTTGACCTTCGCAGTATCAACAATATCTGTCGGCGCTGTCGGGAAGTAACGATCTCTAAGGAACGTTGCCGCCGGCTTCACGAGTTCTGTTGCCTGGAGAATGGTGCGTGTATTGTATAAATTGATAGCCATTTCTTTACCTCCTCTTACTCAACGCCAGCTACAAGATAAATGCCGGCTCTTTTAAGATTTAATCTGTCATTCTCAGTGATCTCATAAGAATCACCAACCACCAGCGCCTCCTCGCGGAAATCGCCGCTTACATATACCTCTGCAGTTGCAGATGCGCTTGTCGCATCAACATCACTTGCGAGGATCACTTCTGCAGCTCCTGTGGATGCTGTGTCTAACAGTTCAAATTCATTTGATTCGTTTCTGGCGAGAACTGCTCCTCTTTCGAGCTCGCCTTCACCACTCGCTACGACTACGGTGCCTCCTACCGCCGGATGCTGAATCCCTGCAATAAGATTGTCGCCATTATAAGTCTCTACTAAGCTCATAATTTACCTCCTACTTATTTTGCTGCAGCGTTCAAGATTGCTGCGCCGTCTGCGATGTCCTTGGCTTTCTGATCTGCCTCAGCCCCTGCTGCCGGAATGCCCTTTACTTCCTTCGCATCCTTAACCTCATCAGCTCTCGCGCTCATAAAAGCATCTCCTGCGTCTTTCTGCTCCTGGAGAGCCTTCAACGCGAGCTCTTCTGCCGTCATCTTGGACTCTCCGTACTTAGCCTCGTTAAGAAGCTCCGGTGATACCTTAGATGCGATAGAGTCGATTGCCTGAAGGCGCTCACGTTCAGCCTTAACAGCTTCGTCAGCGGCGTTCTTTACGGTATATTCCGTAGTAGACTGAGCCGCTTTTGTGGCTTCATCCTGAATTTCTTTCACGAGTTCGGGATACTGTGCCAAAAGTTCGTCTTTCGTCATGTCTTTTTCCTCCTTTACATGATTTTGACAGTTTGTATTTACAAGCGGCCCAGCGCCGTTTGCATCCATTGTTACCGTGCCCACGATGTTCACTTTCGGGACAGGTCCATTAAAACGATGTGGGATCCCGTTGAAGATAAGCACGTCACTCATATCCTTTACGTTCTCAACTTTCACCGTTTCATTTACCACTTCGTCTGCAAAGCCATTTTCGACAGCCTCTTCCGCTGTCATCCATGTAGTCTTCTGCATCATGCGCTTGACTTCCGCTTCTGCCTTACCTGTACGGTCAGCCAGCAGCCCCGCAATGCGCTTGTCTGCCGCATCGAGCATATTCTTAACTTCATCAAGCTGCTTTGAATTGTACGTATCAAACAACATCGCGCTTGCACAATGAACCATCATTTCAGACCCGATACATACCTTTCGGACATCTCCTGCCTGCGCCACAAGGGCCGCTGCAGAATCTGCGGCACCTTCCACCACCGTGGTGGTATTGGCCTGCATCGAGCGGATCTTGTTAAAGATGGATACTCCTGCGTCAACCGATCCTCCTATCGAATTGATGTTAAATCTAACATTTTCCATATCCTCGAGGTTTTTGAGATCTTCCAGAAACTTCTCGAGTTCAATATATAGGCCGTCAACCTTCTTGCCAGTCCACCAGTCAGTCGGAATAGTGTTGACAATCTCGCCATACAAGTTGACTTCCGCACTTTTTCCGTCTTTTGCCTTATTAATCACATAAGGTCTCAAGTTATGCCTCATTATTTTCGGCATCCCGCACCTCCGTTTCTTCAGGCTGAGCCGCCTGCGTTAATTGATTTATCTTTTCCTGCTCGCGAACAAGTTGTTTCATGTTTGCATCAAAATCTGATCCGTTAATTCTCAATGCACTGTCTGCATGCGTGCTAAATCCATTTGCGCACGCTTCAACTTCCGCTTGTATCTCCTTCGTCGGATCAAGCTGCCCCTGTGATGGTCCAATCCACTGCGTATTACACCACGCCGCCCGAATTGCCGGATCGTTAAAAAAGCCCGGCGCGTCAATTCGTCCAATCGCAACTGCCTCAGCCATCCATAGCTCATATGCCGGTTGGCAAAAGTCGTTGACGAACCATCTGCGGTACATCTTAAATGTCTTCCAGGCCTCTAACAGCGCTCCTCTCGATGCCGAATACGACGAGTTGAACTGTTTTAAAAGAATGTCCTTCGGGATCTCTAACGCAGCTCCTATTAGAGTCGCAATTTCTTCTACAAATGACGCAAATCCCGACGCCGGTCTCTTAGGATCTGCCAGTTCTATTGATTCCCCTGGATTCATTACATTAATAGTGCCCGGCCCCAACTCATAATCTGTTGGATCATACGAAACTCCTTCTGGGTCTTCTCCGTCCAACGTTGCTTCATTGTATGGCATGTCTGAAGCATCCTCTTCCGTCTTAATAAACGCTGTAAAAAATGCTTCTACAACCGCCGCTGTAAGCTCTGCCTCTGTGTATCGATTAATTTGAAGCAACGGAATAATAACCGGCGCCAACAATGACACACCTCTATATTGTTCCGGGCGCTCCGTAGACGTGATGTGGAGTATGTTGGGCATTCCTGTCGCCTCTCCGATTGCTTCGATGCGTGTGAATTCCAATGGCTTATTTGTCAGCTCATCCGGATACACATTTGCAATCCAGTACGCTACGACTCGCCCGTCTGAATCTACCTCTACGCCATCATAGATAACATTCCCATTATCAGGATTTATCCCTTCTGTAAACGTCGTCAAACGCCCGTATGTGGCTGCAGAAGGTGTGGCCACTCTGTCAGCTTCGATTGCTCTCAATCTTATTCTGTATGGCGATACAGGTGTCGGCTCCGAGCTGTCTATCAGTGCAAACACATCGCCTGACATCATCCAGGAAGTGATAAGCATTTGCTGCATCTCGTAAAAATTGTTCATTCCGGTGATATCACAAGTGTTCTTTTTGTTTGCCCATAGCGCAAACTCGCGCTTAACCTTTTCAACCCACTCGGTCGCCCGTTCTGTGCCCATCCCTAAAAAGTCCACATCAGGACGAGGGTTAACTGTGAGGCCTAGTCCTACTGTATTGGTTCTTACCGTCTTAATTGCACTGGTTGCAATCGGTGAACCCATATACATAAGCCGGCCTCTTTGTCTGAGAGTATAATTGTTAAGATCAATATCCTCTCTCGGGCTTCCGGACTCTGACACAAATCCCTTCACCGCCCTGCGCCTCGTAGAAGCACCAGCAGATCCATATCCTTTTCCTTTTGAGTAATATAGTCTTCTCATGTTTTACCTCTTATAAATGCCCAGGGTAGAAAGGCCGCCTTGCGACGTGGTGACCCCGGG